GAAATCACGCTAGCAAAAGCCAAAGTTGCGAGGATCAAATGAACGATCTATCTCACGACTTAATTAAGCTCAAGAAGCTTATAAACCAACTAGAAGTATTAAACGCCAATCCCGGATTGGTCGGAAAAAAATTAATCACAGACGCTGTAGAAGAGATTAAAGTAACGGTTATCCGGCTAGAAATTCAGGTGGCGAATTATGCAGACTAGCTGGGCTGATAAGGTGGCTATTACTATCATAGTAATAGCTGCCGTCATTCTAATATCTGCGATTCGCCTTGGCATACGACTTGGAGGTTGGGCATGACGACTTGGACATTATCAGAACTAGAAGCTAACAAATTTGTTAATGAACATGAGCAAATTCGCGAGCCAAAACCGCATGATTGCCCAGCCGTTATTGTTGATAGTGGCGCAAGTGTAGAACCAATTCCTTTTTGGGGACTTATTGACTTTGGAACTTTAAATGGATGAAATAGAAATTGCCAAATTGCAAGAGCGATTGGCTAAAGCATTAGCCGATGTTGACTATTGGCATCTTATGTACGACAAATTGATTAAACATATTGACCATCAAAACAGCTATGTGCGTCATTTAGAGCAACAAGTTTGGGGAGGAAAAACATTTTGAATGATCCGGTAAATAAACCAAAACATTACACAGATCATCCATCAGGAGTGGAGTGTATTGTTATTACAGAACACATGGGCTTTAATTTAGGAAACGCAGTCAAATATATTTGGCGCTGTGATCTTAAAAAAGATGCGATTGAGGATTTAAAGAAAGCTCGTTGGTATATTGATCGCGAAATTGCTAAGCGTGAAGCAGCTAAATGAGTGCTTGGCTTATTATCGTTACGGGGCTTATCTACGCTTATATTTCAGTAGAACAAGGCTACAGAGGTAATTTTGCTATGTCTATGGTTTATGCGGGCTATTCTTTCTCAAATGTAGGGCTGTATTTGCTGGCTACTAAATAATTCGATATAATTGTTGCATTGCAATATGACTTATTAAAGAGTCTTTAAATGCTTTAAAGCTTTATTAATGAGTCATTTAATATAGGAGAAAATTATGTTTGATTTTGAAAAGCCTTATAAGCAGTACGAAGAGTTGGTAGAGCGCGTTAGACAAGTAAATGAGTTTTGGCTTAACTCGGTGTTTTATTCAATTAAAGAGTTCTTTAACATTGTTAAGACTAAGTAAAATTAGTTTTAATACCTAAAGGTTGCAAATTGCAACCTTTTTTTATACCTGTAGGTTACAGTTCGTGACCGTCAAACCCTAGCTCCAAGCCCACAGCCATTTTTCTACGTTTAAAAGTGGCATCATGAAGCGTCCATTTACCAGACTTGTGCCTAGAGCAGTGGATCATTTCGTGAGCCATTGATCGCACTACCGTATCGTAATGACCGCAGCGAGCTTTAGATATACTAAAAATATGCGGTTTAGCCATCGATTCATCGTATTCATAAGTTGCCATTACTTGATGATCATCTACTATATTAAAACGACATAATTCACTGGGCGGTAAATCCCATTTTAAAAATGGCTCACATTTTGCTAATGCAAGATAAACCCCTTCAAGGATTTTGGGTGTAATTTTCATACCTTGTGAATTTCTCCGCGGAACTCATATTCGCCGTTTTGCTCGTCGCTGACCATTATCAGCTCTGGCATTAACATTCTACCTTGGTCAAAAGACAGCATTACAAATCCTGACCGCCAATCAAGGGGATTATCTTCCACATACTCAAAGGTGGGGGACATAGGATCAGCTAGGCACCCGGTCTGAACGCCAAAAAAGTTGCCTTGGTAGTTACTGATCGGGCTAACACAGAGAACGTGCGTATGACCCGTAATAATGTTTGTGTTACCCGCCGCCATGAGATTGCTGTATCCAGCCGCGCGCCCACCCTTAAACCTATGTTTTATAACGGTATTTTCTCCAACCCAGAAGCTCCAGCAGGTTTCCCATTCAGGGAAGTGGAATTTAAGGCTAAAGCCATCTACGCCGCTATATTCTGGCACCTTGTTGACTAGCCAGCTTTCGTAGCGCATATCATGGTTGCCTAGCGTCCATATTAGCCGACAGCCCGCAGGTCTATGCTTAACGATCTCATCTAGGTGCTGACGGCAATACTCTAGTTCTTGCAGAACGGTAGGCTTGGCATCGTAATTAATTGACGGGAATCGGCTCAAAACCTGTCCATCGAAGGCGTCGCCGTTGCAGACGATGACTTCTGGCTTAAACTTCTTAATCATCTTTAAAAGGGCTTTAAACGCGGTGGTAGTGGTGTCAGTAAAATGGGCATCTGAAAACACAATAACTCGCTTTACTTTGTCAACGTCTATGCCTCTTCGGACGTTATGAGCTGCTTGTTCTACTTTTTTGAGTGGGGGCTTTTTTTCATCTCGTTGCGAATTGCTAGTAGGAAGATCTATCTTATAGCGAATCTCAAGATTTCGTCGCCTTGTCAATGCACTTCTAGGGTTTATACCTAGTTTTTTTCCTACAAGGGTAGGAGAACCTAAATTTTTCCACAGCGCAATAAAATCTTCATCGGAACACACAGGCGTAAACGGCATAGTAATCCTTATGACAGTAGTGCGAATAATAATCGAACTACATGTAAATTCAATGACTTATAGATTTTTTCCAGCTATTTTTTTAATTTTTTGTTCCATTTCCCAATCTTCACGACATTCTGCGGAACAGAACCTGCCTTCTGGAATAATTTCATTACAACATAAACAATGCCCGGTATAGGGGTTTTTCTTTTCATTACGAATAGCTTTAATAGCTAAGTCACGATGCAATGCTTCCATATCGGAAGCTTCATCAAAAAAATCGGCACTCATGATAAAAACAAAGTTCTTTCTGCTTCTCTTCTGCGTGTAAGTCCTGCCATTACATGCCCAGCAGCTTTATTCCAAACTAAGAATTGATTGGCTGCGCCTTGTACATTGTTCGCGTTAAAGTCTTTTAAAAGAGTAGAACTTTTAAGATTTCCCACACCTAAATTAAATGCAAAAGAACATAGGGCATCGAATTGTCCTTGAGTCATAGGCACCGTTACCATTTGATTTACGGCGGTCGCGGCATGGGCTACATCGCTTACAAGATACGCATCAGCTTGTTCTTGCGTAATTGTTGTACCCAATTTAATTCCGCCCGTATGCCCCACGCCGATAGTTATTGGCTCACCGCCAGTAGCTGGGTCAGGATAAGCTGTTAGTTTACAACCTTCAAATTCTTTAATTAGGTTATAGCAATTTTCACTAGGATTCATTCTTCGCTTCCAATTTTAATGCCTGTAATTAGCCCAATAAAACCACCTACAATTGTTTGAAAAGCAGGAGTAATAGCTTCAAAAATTTTTGTGTTATCTACAACGGGATTGAAAAGACCAATAAGTAACACGCCAACCATAGACAAAAGAATAATAGTAAGAGTGACAGTAGCCATGAGGGTAACATAGGCGCTTAATTCTTCTTTCTTCATTTGCTTTTATTCCAAAGATCAAATAAGGATCGAACTTTTTCTTCCAAAACAGAAATTTTGTTATCCATTCTGGCTAAAACAATTACAACAGTAATAAACCCAAGGACTAAAGGGTATATCTTTTCTAGAATATCAAAAGTATTCACTGTTGAACTCCAATCTGCGCGTTAATCCAAGCCTTTAATTCTTCGAGCTGGAGGGTTGTTTCTGTACAGCGTTCAGTAAGTTGATTGTAGGCGGCTCTTTCATTAGTGATGCTGGAGGTTGTGGAAATGCCGGACACGGAGCCGCTACCATTTGGCTGGCGCACCCCGTCAGCATAATACTGACGCACAAGAGCCAGTTTCGCATCATATTCATTTGAAATCCCCTTAGTTACCAATTCGTGTTGTTTTTGGATCGATTCGACTTCCGCTTTTTGTTTATCCGCCGCGATCTGTACTTCTCGCTTATATGCTTCAAAACGATTATGCTCAACGTAACCGTAAAAACAACCAGATAAAAGAACAATACCCACGACAATTTTGACATAAGTTATCGCCGATAATGGAAACATTATTGTGGCTCCGTGTCTTTTTTCATCATAACGCTTGCGCCACCAGCTCCAGAAACAATGCCTAAAGCTTCAGCAAGTTCTCGAAGGCTAACTTGCCCATTAACAACTTCAAACGCTGCAACGCCAATGATGGCTAAAATGCCAAGTAGCCAGCTCACCCTACCAATATCGTAGGTCTGGTTATCTTTTCCAGTAAGAAGCTGTCTTAAAACATCTTTCATTTTTTCTTAGTTGTTGTCTTTTTAGCTACTTTTGTAGCAGTTTTGGCAACAGTTTTTTTGGCTGCGGGCTTACGGGTAGTAGCTTTTTTTACCAGTTCTTTTTTAATTGGCAATTCCACAGGGAAAGGCGGGAGATTGGTTTCTACAGGTTTTTTACGGAGGAGAGCACAGATTTTCGCAAACATTATTTATCAGCCTTTGTATCAAGTTTCGCCATGATTAAGTCTAGCGTATGCTCCATTCTAGCTAATCTTTGATCTAAATCGGTTTTTTTAACGTATTCGTTAGGGAGCATGACTTCTAATTGCTTCATGTCTTTGGTAAGCTGAGCTTGAGCATCGCTGACTTCTTTTTGGCTACGAGATATACTATTTGTCCACCAGCCAATTAACCCGCTAATAAACATATATGCTAGGGTAATTGCCGCAATTATTGATTCCCAAGACATAGTTTACCCCTCTGTTTAAACACTAAAAAGTTAGGTGAAGTTTAACACTTCTTGTGGTTTTACAAAAGCATCGGGATTATGGGGTGTAAAGTCCCACCAAAGAAATTGATTCGATGTTAAATATTTGCGGTCTTTTAATAAATTAATGTTTTCAGGGTGTCCAAAAATGTTTGGGTCAGACACTGACCAAAGCACTATTCCCGGTTTGCCTTCGCTCCAAGCTAAATGCTGAAAGAAACTATCGATACCAATCCATGTTTCACACTCTTTAATGAGTTGACGTAATTGAGGCATGGTCAGTCCTTTTCTAAAATCTTCGACAAGTTGCTTTTCACCTTCTAAACCAATTTGAACGACATGTTTAGTTTTTTGCAATTCGTATACAAGTTCTTCCCAATATGGATAGTTTTTAGGGTTTTCTCCCCCTTTGACTAAAGGTTTGGCAAAAGGATGTATTAGGATCATAAGTAAAGCTTTCTATAAGCATTTTCTAAACTATCAGTCCATTTCCATTGATCCATTTTGGCGTAAATATTCCAAAGCTCAATACTGCCAAAAAGGTATTGGGCTTCGGCTATTGATCGCCCGGGAACCACTTCAGGGTAGCATGTAAAAACTTCAGGGCTAGGGATTGAAGGCAATACATTATTAAATACAATGTGGTCGCCAAGCCCGCAATTAAGTACCACAATGGTTTTATTACGATATTGGAGAGTATTCCTAAAAATAAATTCATCGTGGTCATACATTTCTTTTTTGTTTTCAGCACGGATACCACCTTGAGGGTTTTTTAAATGCCAAGAAGTAGCATAAGGTACGGTTAGTATCTTATAGCCTTTTTGGTGCAATCCATAAGTAAAAAGGGTTTCTTCCCTGTGAGCTACTCTAGATAATCCCAAGTTGTAGTCATGCACTCCAGCCCTATATAAAAAAGAACAATGGAGATGTTCAACCCTTCTCATGCCTTTTATAAAGTCCCATTGAATATTAGGTTCAAAATCAATGCTATCTATTAAGCCTGTTGATTTTGAAGCGTTTACAGGACTTCCAGTAATGACTGATCCACCAACAGCCCCAACATTATCTATTTGCATTGCATGGCTATACAGGCTCTGTAAAACTGTTGGCTCTGGTACGCAATCATCATCTACACGCCAAACCCATTCATAGCCCATTAAATTAGCTTTTTGATGAATATGATGCTGTCCCTTTTTATCTGCAAACAACCATTCCCATTTAAGACCTTTTATGTTCATGATCTGAAAAAAATGCTGATATATAGGGTTTACCCTCATATCTTCAGGTTCATTGTTGTCATCAAAAATTACCAATTTATCTGGCAATCTAGTTTGATTAATGATGGCTTGCAAAACTAAAGGGAGCGTTGTGTAATAACGCCCCCTAGTAGCCACAGAACAAAGTACTTTATCCACGATCCCACCTACAAATCATTAGGTTACTTGGGTTTTCAGGTGTGATTTCTTGCATCACATCTGATATTTCACCAGCATGATTAATGTAAGCAAATTGAAAGTTAGGAAAGTCTTTTTCAGTCAACCCATGAAGTCTATGATGCTCGCCCCAAAATCCTTTTGGTTCATTGTGCGGAACTGTTATTAGTAATCTTTTGCAATGATTTTTAAGTTTTTCAACAATTTCTAAACCATTATCTAAATGCTCTATTACCTCAAAGGCAATAATAGTGTCATATTCATCCAACTCATAAGTATTAATGTTTGCCCAATCAAAAATAGTGTGGTCATCACTCCAGTTTTGTTCTGTAGCCACATCAACAATGATAGGGTCATAATCTAAACCCCTGTATGAAATTAAGTCTTGAAAAAACTGTCTACCATATCCAGTAGAACATCCAATCTCTAATATATTTGTGCCTAAAAGATTTTGTCTAGCCCAGTTATATCTTTGAGTTTCTCTAGAAAATACTGGGTCACCTTTTAAAAATATTGCTCTTTCATAATTATTAGAAAGTAAATATTTGTAATGCTCTGGATTCCATTTTTTAGCTAGTTTCAATTCATTTTTGTAAAACTTTTGCTTCCAATCTGATACCAATTCAGGATCATGAACTGTTCCTTCTGCTACATGATAAATAGGAAAATCACCTCTGTAGCCAACATCTATAAGGCTAAAACCATTTTGGTCTGCTCTAAAACAAAAATCTATATCTTCACATCCACCAGTTTCAAAAGATTCATCTAACAGTCCAATAGTTTCAAATACTTTTTTATCAATCATTGTGCAAAAAAACACACCAAATTTTTGTTTTGTAATTGGAGAGTATTGAGTTAAAACTGTTGATATGTCAGCGTGATAATCATCAAGTCTATCTAACCATTGATTTTTGGGCTGTTCCAATAACAAAGTGTCATTGTTAAGCAAAACAATTTTGCTACCAATTGAATTTTTAATTCCTTCATTAACTGCTTTTGCAAAACCTAATGGCTCTTTGTTCCAAACTACAAATAAATTAGGTATGGCAGTAGATAAATAGTCTAAATAAGATTTTGTATTATCTGTACATCCATTAGCAGAAATGACCAACTCAATGTCAGTCATTTTGGTGTATTTAATTATGGAATCAATACAAGGTTTTAAATACTTTTCGCAATTGTTATAAGTCGGTATCACTACCGAATATTTTGGGGATTGCATCACTAATCCTTTAAATTATTGGTTTTCTGGCGGTAAAATTGTATTTCCTTCTTCTACCCATTTAAGATAGTTTTGATAATCTACATTATCAGTATTTACTGGAATAAATGCACCATCTTCAATTCTTTGAATTACATCTGGTAGTGTTGTTTTAATCCTAGAATTATAAATTAATCTATACATTTATAGCTCCGCATTAGCAACAAAATGAAAGTAAGATTCATTTGCATAGTTAGTTCCAGCTACTAAAGCCTGATTTATATTAAATAAATCTTTTTGAGTATATGTAACTCCACAGGCATAATTATTTGCATAACCACTTGCATAAGTCCATGTGTAACCAGAAGAACCATTGTTTGGTGAATATATAGTTACTGTTGGTGAAGTTCGTTTATCTACTTTAAATCGCCAAGTCTGTGATGTTAAATTATCATCACTAGCAATAAAATTTACTGCCATTGGTTTAGATGTTGACCAAGGATATGTTTCGCCAAAATTATATCCAACGGAATAACCGGGCGGATATGATGTTTCATAATATCTTTGACATAAAGCTATTTCAGTTTGAATAGATCGGAAACCAAAATTTGTAGAATAAGTGGTTGCTAATTCAAGTTGGACACCCTCTAAATAAAGTGTTGCATTATTTGTCCCAACTAAATTAACTTGACCAGTAGCTCCACGATTAGTTGAGCTAGTCCAAGTAAACAAATTAGATGTTGTTGTTAAGCCCGAACCACATCCTAAACTAACTGGAACAACATACATACCAACTCCATTGGTCGTACTCCATGTTCCTGCGGTATCACCTGTTATTGGAATTTGAACATAAGTCCAAGTGTTAGCTGTTATGGTATAGCTAAAAGGATAAAATCGGTTATTTGCACCATTTACAACATACCCACCATAAGTACCAGATATGCTTGAATTAATATAAAAAGAAAGAACTAAATTTCTAGCATAAGATGTTCCAAAATTAAAATCGGCAATGTTATAACCTTCAATTGGTTGGAATTGATCGAAAAATTCGTTAGTGCCAACAGAATATGAAGATAAAGCAGTAGCTTGTAAAGAATATACAAATCCTGATGGAAATGTTAATGTTGTGGTTGGAATAAATGTTGATTGTTGAATAGAATATTTGCCAGCTTGAGAAGCATTTGAACACCAACGATCTAAAGTATATTGCCCGTTTGTAGGAGTAACAGCAACATTTATTGCACCATATCTTTGATAAATTCTAAAATCGCCATTAATTATGCGATTTTTAAAATCCGTTACCCCAGTATTTGCACCAGTACCGCCACCATAAACACCTAAAACCCCAGCAGAGTTTACTTGTGAGCTTTCAATAGCAACATTATTTGCTTGTGTCATGTTCTATCCTATTTGAAGATGTCATTAGCCTTAATGTAAAGTCATTAGCTTTAACCATTTCATTTCTAAATGATTCAACAGCCGCACCCGTTTGCCTTTGTTGTTGGCTATTTTCAATAGTAAGAATTGGCATCCAAGCCATTGCACAACCCCAATCTTCAACATCAGCACCAGTATTAGGATTTTTGCCTACAATTTTCATAAACCATGCACAATCTAATTGTCTGCATGGATTAAACCCATCTAATGGGCAATTTGGTTTTGGTTCTATTTTCATTCCCATTCATCCACAAATACTTGCAAACTTTCTCTCATTGGTGCGGCAATAGAAGTTAGCATGACAGAATGTTCTTTTGGAGTGTCATAACAAACACAACTATTGTATGTAGGAATATGGCATTTAATTTCACCATTTTGTTCATACATTAAATAACCACCCCAATTTTTATCCCAATTTTTGTTTAAATAAATTGTTGCAGAAAATTTATGGTTTGCATCGTTATGCCAAGGGATAAAAGAATTTCTAGAATATAGAGCAATATTAGCGTTCCATATTTTAGGTTGTCTTTTAAAAATACCTTTTTCTAATAAAGTATTTTTAATTTCATTTTGTAATTCTTCATCTTGAATAACAAAAAAGAAAATGGCATTACTATGCCCTACAACCCTAGTATCCCAACCAAAAAAATTAGTTCTATCTGGCTGTTTTCCATCTCTTGAATAAAGATAAATTTTATCTAATATTTTTTGATCCAAAACATCTTGTTTAACTTCTGCTATTGTGCTCATGGATTTGGTGTTCCATCTGTTGTTGGAGTTATTCCAGCGGCTAAAACTTCAGTCATTGTTGGTGGTGGCAATATAGAAGATGTAGTATCTAATTGACCATTAGGATCGTGTCCTTCATCTATAGCTCTTTGTTCTATTTGCTGTTTTAAATATTCAATTTTTGCGGCAACATTAATAGGATGATCTTCATGGATTACATGATCCCATGATTCAGTTTCAGAGTTCCAAACTGGCTTCATTCCTTCTGGAACATCACCCGGCATAATTGGTTTTACCCATTGAAAATTTTGTGGATTATCTGCCATATTAGTCCTTAATTTTTAGTACAAATAATTGCATCCACATACTTTACAGCTAAATTAGCCAATGTATGATTATGTGCTGATCCAGTACCATTATTTTGAGTACTAATACCAGTTCCAGCACCGTTAACATATACACCAGTTCCTGATCCATTAGTATAGTTTGCCCAGCCGTTATACCAATAACCGCCCGGCACAGTTACAAAAGTTCCACCCGGCACATTGGTTGCAGGAACAGTATAGTAGTGAGCATGACCGGGATCTCCAACAGAGTGTGAGTGACCCGGATCATTAATGCCGTGAGCATGGGTTGGCATTTGAGCAACGCTAATTGCTGTTCCATCTGTAGTATTTGTTGCGCTAAAAGCTGTTGTAAATGCTACAGTACCACCAGTACCAGCAGTTCCAGAAACAACCCTTAAAGCCGCATTATCGTTGGTTGTTACTTTAGTCCAACCAGTAGGCGCGGCTGTTTGAATAAATAACATTGCTGTAGTGCTTGGAATTTCTGCAACACCTGAATACCCTGAAATGCCGCTAAATCCACTAAATCCTGAATAACCCGATAAACCAAGACCAGAATACCCAGAATATCCAGAAATACCTGATCCGGAATATCCAGAAACACCTGAACCAGAATAACCACTATACCCGCTAAAACCACTATATCCACTATATCCACTATAGCCCGATGGAGCAGAAGTGGATAATTGTGAAAAATATTGAACTTGTATTAAATCACCAACAAGTGCTCCTGTTGATAAAACTACTGTAGTTCCGTTGGTAGCAGTATAGTCAGCAAGACCTAATTTAATGCCGTTTCTATATACGCCTTGCAAAAGAGATGGCGTGTAAGAAACTGTAAAAGTGGTTTGTCCTGCTGTAGCAGTAAAATCAGTAGTTGTTAAAGTGGTTGATCCACCTGAATAACCTGAATATCCACTAATTCCTGATCCAGAATAGCCGCTATATCCGCTAATGCCACTAAACCCAGAGTATCCACTTACACCACTATAGCCAGATTGAGTATAGAAAACTTGAGCAGCAGAAACTATAACTCCGGGAGTTACTGGTACTGTTGGTGTAGTTTGCGCCCCTGTTGTAACAATAGAAATGCTTGTGGTGCTTACTGCCCACATTAATTGAATATAATCGCCAGCATTTAACTTTAATGTATAAGGAGTAACTGCAATTAAATAACCATTTGTTCCACCTTGCGCCCTTGGTGTATTAAATATACTGTTGGAATCTGCTACATCAACTCCATTTACTCTGATCCAAATATCGACATTATCATTTCCAGAGCCTGTGCTTGTATTTTGAAATTGAACAGAATATTGAACATCATAAACACCAGCATTGGCAAAAGTAATTCTGTTTCCAGAAGTAATGCTTACACCCGTACTATTTGGATCTGTATTGCCAATATTTATAGTGTAAGAAGAAGTTGTGCTTGATGCGGTTTGGTTGGTGGTATCGTAAAAAGAACCCCAATTACCAATAATTCCACCCGCACCTACAGCACCAGAATAGCCTGAGAAGCCAGAGATACCGCTATAACCTGATAAACCTAATCCTGAATAACCTGAGTAGCCAGAAACACCGCTTCCGCTATAGCCTGAGATACCTGAACCAGAATAGCCAGAGTAACCTGACCAACCAGATAACCCTGACCAACCTGATGTTCCAGAGTAACCAGAATAGCCAGAAATACCAGACCAGCCTGATGTTCCGCTATATCCTGAATAGCCACTCCATCCAGAGATGCCAGACCAACCAGAAATGCCTGAGTAGCCTGAATATCCGCTTAATCCAGACCAGCCAGATATGCCAGAGTAACCTGACCAACCAGAGATGCCTGACCAACCAGATATGCCGCTATACCCTGAGTAACCTGAGTAGCCACTTATGCCACTCCATCCAGATGTTCCAGAATATCCGCTATAACCAGATGTTCCGCTATAACCAGATATTCCTGAGTAACCTGAAATTCCAGAATATCCTGAGATTCCTGAGTAGCCACTATAGCCACTAATTCCTGAATAACCAGAAAAACCTGATGTACCGCTATAGCCGCTATATCCGCTATAACCTGATGTTCCTGATGTACCTACAATTTGACCTGCATTAAACCATGCAGTTCCATTCCAAACATATAAATCGCCATTGGAATCTACGATATAAGCATCGTTTAATTGATTTCCTGTTGGGGGCAAATCTGCTGGAGTTGCAACAGATCCTTTGATATTGATGGATGTTCCCTGCTGACCAGAGTAGCCTGAATAACCACTAAATCCAGAAATTCCACTAAAGCCTGATATTCCAGAATACCCAGAATAACCGCTAATTCCGCTAAATCCAGAGTAGCCAGAAATACCAGAATATCCAGAATAACCGCTAAATCCAGAATAGCCAGAAATTCCAGAATAGCCACTAATTCCTGAATAGCCACTTATTCCAGACCAGCCTGAAATACCGCTATCACCAGAATAGCCTGAAATTCCACTCCATCCTGAAGTTCCTGAGTATCCTGAGTAACCAGAATATCCTGAGATTCCAGACCAACCTGAAATGCCAGAATCACCAGAGTAACCAGAAATACCACTCCAACCAGATATTCCTGAGTAGCCAGACCAGCCACTTATTCCTGACCAACCAGATTCACCTGAATAACCAGAGTAGCCACTATATCCACTTAACCCTGACCAACCAGAATAGCCACTTACTCCAGATCCGCTATAACCTGAAATGCCAGAATCACCAGAGTATCCTGAGATGCCTGAGTAGCCACTAATTCCTGAATCTCCGCTATATCCTGAGATTCCTGAGTATCCTGAATCTCCGCTATAACCGCTATAGCCAGATTCACCTGAGTAGCCACTATAACCAGAATAACCGCTTATTCCAGAGCCACTATAGCCACTTACACCGCTTCCTGAGTAACCAGAAATACCTGAGTAGCCTGAGATGCCAGAATAGCCTGAAATGCCTGAATAACCGCTATAACCTGATATTCCAGAATAGCCCGATGGTCCGACAATTTTTCCTGCGTTATACCAAGCATATCCATTCCAAACCCACAAATCACCTGTATCTGCAGTAATGTAAGCATCATTAGGTTGATTGCCTGTTGCTGGCAAATCAGCATAAGTAGGAACTTCACCTTTAATATTAATTGAAGCACCTTGCTGACCAGAGTAACCAGAGAATCCGCTAATACCAGAATAACCGCTTGTTGAATTTCCTGAATAACCTGAATAACCTGACCAACCAGATATGCCTGATCCTGAGTATCCTGAATAGCCTGAATAGCCTGATGTACCAACACCAGAGAATTGTGTCCAAACAATAGGGGTTACATCAATAGTTCCAGTTTTAGGGGCAATAACTACCCAACCAGTACTACCATTAATAACGCCATTTTGAATAAATGTAAAAGCACTTGGGACTTCTGCCCAAATGTCCATATCTAATGATCTATTCCAAGCACCAGTAGAAGCTACATAAATGCCATTTTCAGCAAGATTGTCTTGATCTTTAACGCAAACACGATCACCAGCTAAAGTGGTGTATCCGTCAAGTGTTTGAAGTCCTGAAAGAGTAATATTGCCACCGCCTTTAGAGGCTGGGACAGTTCCGCACTGACATTCTGCTTTTGCTACCATGCCTTGGGCTATGGAGTCAGCGTAAGTCTTATTTACTAAATCTGTTGGGTTTACAGGCAAAGTATCAACTTGACCTGTAGTAGTCCGCATATTGTCAAAATATGCAGAAAGTTCACCACTAATTAATTGTGGAAATTGAACAAAATTATCTGATGAACCAGCAGTATCTAAGTTTGCTGCAAAGTCACCAAAATTCCACGCTTGAGCGATTGTCCCTTCTTGTGCTCTTATTACTGTAAAAACATCACCAGAAACATGAGTAACATAAACAATTTCTGTTACAAGCCTGTTTATAGCATTGACTAAAGTAAGAGTAAACGCTTCCCCAGCAGAAGGCTGTGGAAAATACTGTCCTGTACCACTTGCAACAACTAAAGTTGTAGCAGTACTGGTTATTGGTAGCGCAAGAGTTGTTTGCGCTAAATTAGCAAATAATAGTATTGTCATGGTAAACCCTTATACAACACTATTAAAGAATTGAATATGTGTCGCTTGCTACGCCAGTAAATTTAACAGTTGTTGCTGGATATGTCAGTACATAAACAATTTGACCAGTTACACTTAAAGTTGGAGTAACTGCTGTATAAAAAGTTGCTCCATTATCAAAAGATAACTGAATTGCACGACCACCAGCCGCAGAGTTCAATACCAAAGTTGCTGGATAAACTAAAGCTGGCAATGAAATTGTAGCTGTTGTTCCAGTAAGAGTGCCTGTAATTGGGCTTCCATAATTGTATGTCATAATTATTCCTTAATATTTAATGCAAGTTAATACAGAGATGTTTACAGGGCGAGATTCACTACCACCAACAGCCCCAGTAGATGCAGATATGCCAGTTGTATTTACATTTATACCAATATGTGTAGTTTCATAATGAGTATTATTGGAATTAACATTGTATGAAGGATTGTTTGTTAATTCCAAACCAGCATCAACTGGGTGACCATTAAAACCAAAAACATCAAAAGAATGATAATGTCCGGGATCGTTAATAGTATGAGCATGACCGGGATCAGAAATATAAGTTGGATGATTATGGCTTTGATTTTGATTCTGCTGAACAGTTCCAATGGCACGACTTGGATCAATACCATTTCCATTATCTAAAGTTCTTAAAAAATAACCACCATATTGAGGTAATCTAAAGGTAGTAGAGCCATCGCCTTGACTAAAGCTACCATATTGACCGCCAAGCCAAGTAGAATCAGAAACTAAATTTCCGCTACTTTGAGCAAAAGTCCACAAACCACCATAAGTAGAACGAGATACTAATTGACCTTCACAAATTAAAAACCCTGTTGGTGCGGTTGTGCAAGGAAAATTAATTAAAGAACCAACTGGGGTTGCACTTACCAAAATTCCTGTTGCTGGATTTTGCATTACATAAGCACTAAATTCTGGCGACCAATTTAATTGAATTGGGTATCCTTGTGCTGGTATATCTCCAGCCGCTAATGCAGTATTATTTCCTTTAATAATAGGATAACTACTTAAAACTGTTGTGCCTAAAGTTAAAACTAAAGTAGTAGCTCCAGTATTGGCAGTTAAAGCGCCCAAAAGTAAACCAAACCCATCTGGCAAAGTTGTAAAGTTTGATGGAATTGTGGCTGTTAAAGCATTAGCAGTACCACCTACATCAACATAACTATATGTTCCAGATTGTAATTGATCTACTTGAACCAAGTTTTTCATAGTTCCAGCAGTATCAAAGTTTCCTACAATATCTCCAGAAGCAAAAGAATAAGCGGCAGTTCCTTCTTGCGCTCTAGTTACTGTTAAAACATCGCCAGTTCTAGAAGTACAATAGCAAATTTCAAAAATATTAGGATAATTAATGCTGTTTAAAGTAACAGTAAAATATTGATTTCCAGTAGGAGAAGGAAAAAGACTGCCAGCACCAGCAGCAACTTGAATAGTTGTTGAAACTGTACTTATGGGGCTTGCAAGATTGGTTTTAGCATTATTAGCAAATATATAGGTCATAAATTACCCTAAAATAAAACAACAGTAAATGTAAACTCAAATGGTACATATAAAACACCAGCCTGTATAGCTGATTTTAAAAGAATGGACTGTTCAGTAGAAGGCAAACTTATTTGAAAATCTACACCAAAAAAAGGAACAATAGAAACATCGTAAGTATTATTTATTGGAACAGCAACACCATTAACACCAT